CCATGTAATAGTCAAATTTCGCATCAAAATTCGCATTCGGATTGATGATAATTTCCGGTTGACTGCTGCCCTCTGTCTGAATGCTCACACCGATGTATTTCGCATCTGTTGCCTTTGCATTGATAAATATTGCTTTTAATTCGCTTTTGTTCATGCTGCTCCTCCATTCACTAATCTGTTGAGTAACTGTTCATACATGGTCTTGTATGTGTCTCTTTCTGTCTGTAATCTGATTGTGTCCTCTGATGATGTCATATTTGCAATTTTCTTGTTTTCCTCAACGTATACTGCTGCATCCTGTTCAATCTCTGCGATTGCCTCCTCATGCTCCTGCTGCATTGTCTCAATTTTTCTCTTGAGACTGTCGATTTCCTCCTGCTGCTCCTTGATGGTCTTGTAATACTCTTTTGCTGTCTTAATGCCATTATCCAACTGCAAGGAAATCATGAGAGCAATGTCGATATTCTCCATTTCCTTGTCTGTCGCCTCTCCGATATATGTTCCGATGCGTTCCGTTGATACCGAATAAACCTGCTCACACAATACCGTGCTGATTCTGCCTGTTGACCTTATTGTCACATGTGTCGGGAGGTCTGTTTTTGGCTGTGTAGTCATATATACAACCTCAACAACATTGCTGTTCTCATTGTTCTTGTTGTTGCTAACCACTACCGCCGGACGGTCTGCGTGTTGTTCGCTCCCGTTGTAGGATGCCCCCCCCTCTGCTGATATAGAACATTTCGCCTCTTTTGATGTCATTCATTGATTTTTACCTCCTGCATTCGATATTTTCATTTTCTGAAATCGTTTCATTGTCAACGATATACTTTGCAAGTTCTCTTTCGTCCATCAAATTATCACAGGTGTTCTCTGTTGCGATGATTTTTCCTAATTGCCCGAACCCGATTGCAATGTCGCATCGTATTCCGTCCATTGTGTAGTTTTCCGGAACATACTTGATAACCATTGATTCAGTCACAACCTGTGCTTTTGATGTGTGCAAATCTGCAATAACCGGAGTGCAATCCCTTAATATCATATAGAGCCACTCCGCTCTCTTTCTTGCCTCGTCTTTTGTCTTTGTTCTGACATATACTGTTTTCAATTATTTCCTCCAATTCTTCAATCTGTATTTGATGATATATACAATCTGCATCAAATACGGGTGTCTCTGTTTATGACTCATTCTGTCTCCTCTATGCCTCGCCTAAACCGATAACGCACCAACCGTCTGACAGTCCACTGCATGTGATGTCATCATCTTTGCAGGTGATTCTCATGTCTGCCGTCTCTCCGGTCGCTTTACCTGCTGCAAATACTACTAATTTGACGACATTTCCGACCTTGAATCCGTCGTCTTTTGTTATCATGTACGGTTTTCTATATTCTCCCGTGTATTCCTCGAATTTGTCCTGTGACACTCTGATTGTCTTTATTTCCTCCGGTGCTGTTGACGGGAGTTTCTGCATCTTCTCCTCATGCTCCATCTCACGGAGTTTTTTCTTTGTCTCACGGTCGATTGCATCCTGTTCCTCTGAATATCTCTGCTCGTCGGTCTTGTATGCCTCTGTACGGTTCTTGTACTGGTCGCATGATGTACATGTTCCGGTTTTGACGTTGCATGTCTCATATTCGGTGCAGGAATAACATATTGATGTGATTCCCTCCGGATGCGGTGTCTCATATTCGTCGCCCGCTCTCACTTCCGGCGGGTTCATGCCGATTTCTGTCTCTGTGTCGGATTCTGACACCTGCTGCCCTGCTGCCCTTTCTGCTTTCATGTCTTTCACATCTTTGTGTGTGAGTTCTCCGGTTTCTGTGAATTTCCCCAGTGCCTCCCGCTGCTCGTCCTCTGTCATCCCGCTCAATTCATAGGCTGCGGAAAATGTGAGGCGTTCTCCCTTGAGTTCCTCTTTCCATTCCGGAATCAGATTGTTGTTGACTGCCTCTATTTGAGCAACCTTTGTTTTGCTCATGTGCAGCATTGAGGAAATCACCTCTCTCAATCGTCCGGATTGCAGGTCATATCCCTTGATTTTCTTTCCCGCTGCTTTCATACGTTCAAGAGATGCCTTGAGGCGTGTTTCCTCCTCAATCATGTCGGAGGTCGTCTTTGTACGGTATGCGTTCGCAATTATGATTTCAACCTGCTCCTCGTCGTTATCCTGTGGCGTTGTCAATTTACTGGTTGCAAGTTCAAATTCTTTATATCCCTTTGACACAAGGTACTTGAGAGCCTCCCATCGTCTTTCACCTGCTACGATTCTATATTCGCCCTTGTCGCATGGTGCATATACAAGTTCAAGGTTCTGTTTCAACCCATACATGAGGATGTCTCCTGCCAGTTCCTCAATCTGCTCTACACTGTAAAAATTCATATCGTTCCGGTACATCTTGAAAATTGAAATGTCCTTTGTCCGGAATCTCGCTCTCGGAGATTCATCAATCCCCGCTTTGCTGTTCTTGTTGAGTGCGTCTTTCACGCTGAATCCTGCTGCCATCTGTTCAACCTCCTGTTATTACTCTGTGAGTTTCTGTTTCTTTGTCTCTGTACGTTCGACGTTGATTTCACCCTTTGCATTCTGTGAAATTGATGCTTTGACCCCCCCCCTCGGAGGTTCAATGTGACTTTCGCAAGTCCTCCGGTGTAAATCTCCTCGACTGCTGCCTTTAAGATGTTCACGATGCCCTCACCGCATCTCTTGTCCGGTGCTGCGTTCTCTCCAAACAAGGCAGACACATTCATCATTGCCTTTTCTTTCCTCTGTTTCTCTTTCTGATACTCGACCGCCTCTGTGCAGTTACATGTCATTGTTGCCTGTTCCTCTGCCTGTGGTTGCGTCAGTTCCTTGTCGGTCTCAATCTGTACCATCTGACCGCAAAACCTGCATTGTGCTGTTTTCACGATGTTTCCCATGTGCTTTCCTCCTTTTTACTCGATAAATTGTTCAGCTTTGAATCTGTCTCCCATATCCATAAAATAATTGTATAAAAAATCTTTCTGATGTTTTGTCAGTGCTTTCATGTTTGTCACTATATATCCGGCATATCCGGACGGATTGTGAATCAGACAATATCCTTTGACCTCCGAAAGAAAATCACGCATGAGGTGTCCGATTTCATTGTCTCCGGATTCTTTCACCCATTTCCAATACTCATCCGTAAACCCTTTTCTTTCGCATATCTGTTCCGCTGATTCTTCATGCGTTCCGAACGGTGATTCCGTGAAAACGCCTGTCGGAGACAACCACCCGAACTCTTTCGTTTCGGTTTTCTTCTGTTCCTGCTCTTTTTGTGCTTGATTTGGCATTATCCCGTTCTCAAAATCATTGAGGTGTTTTCTGAATTTTTCCATGTTTAACTCTCTCGCTGTGATTCCCTCATAATTCAACGGTTCGCCGTTTTCTCCGTTCTTCAGCATGAGCATCCTGCATGTTCCCCATTCCATTTCCGAAAATCCCAGTTCGTAACATTCCATCACATAATACATTCCGATTCTCAAATCCGGATTTCTCTGCACCTCTATCATGTCAATAAAGTTTTTGTTTCCCAGTGCATCCCATACAATGTGAAAATAATATGCAAAACCTTTTTCAAAGGACTTGCATTTTCCCGAACTGTCAAGTGTGATGCAGGTATCGCACCCGCCTCCGCTTATGTGGTATTTGCAGGAGACGTTGTTGCAGGTGATTTTCCTCTTTCCCACATTTACCCCTCCATTTCCTTGAGTAACTCATGCACCACACATCTGTAATCTTGAGACACAATTCCTCTCTTTGAAAATTTCGGGAGTGGAATCATCGCCGTTGTTGATTTTTCTGCAACGATTGAACGTCGAATCGGTGTGACGAACATGTCAAATCCGGATTCTGTTTTCAACCATTCCTCCACCTCAAGAGAGGTCTTGTTTTTCTGTCTCATTGTCATTAGTGCCTTGATTCTCAAATTCGGATTGATGTCTCTCAAATCCTCAATCTGTTCCTCAAGGTTCTGCAATGCCTCGATTTCATATCCTCCGACCTTTACCGGAGCGATGACGAGTTCTGCTGCAATCAGAATGTTAATGACTACCATGTCAAGCAATCGCCCGCAGTCACAAACACAATAATCGTATGCACCGGAGACCTCCTCCAACGCCTCACGCAATCGTGTGACTTGATTGTCCTCTGACTTGAGCAGCAGATTCATGTCGGTTTTCATGAGATAGCCATTCGCCGGAATGATGTCAATGTGCGAATAGTCAGTCGGTCGAATCAAATCGCCTGTTTTATATGTACCTCCGACACATTCATGTTTCTCAAGCAGTTCACTCATGCCGATTCCGTCCGGTTCATATACCCCGAACGTCTTTGATGTGTCTCCCTGTGGGTCTCCATCTAACACAAGCACTCTTTTTCCCTGCTCCTCGCCCAACATATAGGCGATTGAATCGGATGTCGTTGTTTTCCCGATTCCTCCTTTTGGTGACATTACTGCAATAATTTTCATGTCTTTTCCTCCTGTTCTCCTGTTATTGTCCTGTTATAAATAAATTGTGTAATACAGTTTCATTTGCAATTCTTGAAACTTGAAATCCGGCGTTTCATCCGGTCGTAATGGTGACATGAGGTTCAATTCTTTCCATTTCCTGTGAGTAATCTCCGGAACTGCTCTGAATTTCACGACCGTGTCGTTTTTGTGTTGCTCATAGAGTGTGCAGTTCGTGTGACCGACCTCCGGTGCGAATAATGCAAGATAACCGACGAACATCTCCTCGTCTCCCTTGATGATTCGCAGCATGTCAGCACTCTCTAATGTGTTGAGTAAATCCGCAAGCGTCATGACCTGCCTCCCTTGACTTTCCCATCTTTGAGGATGCTGTTGTTCGGGATGCTCATTTTGTTGTTGAAATCCTCCTCCGGACAATAACACAACGCAAGATTCAAATATTCCTCAATGACTTTGATTGCCTCCTCTGCTGAATAGCAGGTTGCGACGAAATGTCCTGCTGCTGCCATGTCTGCAAGGAACTCTTTTTGCGTGTCCTGCTGCCTGTTGTTACCGAATTTCATTTCAACGAACAATCCGCAGTATGAGCCTTTCGGATATGGGAGGCACAAATCAGAAACACCCGCCTTGACACCCATCTGCTTGAATTTGACTGCCTCCTGCTTGTTTCTGCTGCCTCCGTTCGGTACATGGAACAACCATCTCAATTCCGGATAACGGTTCATGTTCCAATTCGCCCACGACACAACATTGATTTGCTCTGTGTCCTCACTTCTCATTGCATATTTCATGTTCATTTGCCTTTGCCCTCCTGTCTGCATGTGTCATAATATTCGCAGAACAAACAAATGTGTCTGCAATCCTTGACCTTGAACATCCATGTGAACCGTTGCAGCTTGTACCGCAGTATGTACCCGATTTGTGCAATGTACGGATGTTTCTGTCTGTATGTTTTCATTTGTCCTGCTCCTCCATTTCTAAAATCATAAAAGCATGTATGAAAATGCTCTTGTGTTTCTTGCCGAACTGGTCTTTTGCCGGAGGCACTTCATGCATGTTCTCAATCGTTCTCTTTGCCTCCCACCATCGGCGTGTTTTCCCGTCTCTCGAAATCGGTTTGAAATGTACCTTGACCGTTCCCTTGACGACGGAAAACTGGTCTCTGTCTACCCGCAGGATGTCATCGAATCCCGCTGCCTTGACTGCTGCCTCCGCTTTTCGGAAATACCTCTCTTTCGATTCCGGTTTCCAGTCAAACCTCATTTCCCGACCACCTCCTCAATCTCTTTCATTCTCTGCATGATTGCCGTGTTGTATGAATAGACATACACGCCGTTGTTCCACAAATGTTCCCTTGCACCTCTTTCACCGTAGTTGTACGCTGCAAGTGCATCCTGCACCGTTCCGTATTTCTTGAGGAGATACGAGAGGAAATCAATCCCGACTTTCACATTCTGATATGGGTTCATGAGGTCGGTGCAGTTCAATTTCTGCATCCGGTCGGTGTGCCATTTCTCATATATCTGCATATATCCCTTTGAGTTCCCGTTGTCTCCGGTCTTGTCGAACTCATATCCGGATTCATACTCTATGATTGCCAATACAAGGGCATACGGAACATCGTTTTGCTTGCATAGACATCTTGTGTATATCTGCATTTTCTCCGGAAAATAGCCTTTGTCTGCATACTTCTCCGGCAGGTCGTAGAACACGAATCCCTCAAGGTCATCACTCCCCCAGTCCTCGGACATGGTATCAAACACCTTGTATTTGTCCTCGATGCTCTCTGCTGTCTGTGTCATCGTCTCCGGATTCTGCATCACTTCCGCTTGCGTCGTCTCCGGTTTTTCCTCCTGCTGCTCCGGTTCTTTGACATTGAACAATATCACGCAAAATCCTGTCAGTAATACCGCAATCAATGCGATGTGAAACGCATTATACAAACCTGCTCTTTTCAATGCCCGTCTTATCCGTCTTATTCGTCTTATTCGTCTTTTCACCTGTCGACCTCCTTTTCCGCATTCGTGCATGTATATAAAACATGCAGTTAAAATCGTTGTAGTACACTGCTGCATTTGTGAAATCCATGTCCGGATACCACTTTTTCAATATCTCCGGAATGGAATCTCTGTCCTTGACCATCTTGTCAACGAATGAGCCTATTTTTTTATAACTGCCTCCCGCTGCCGGACGTTTAGAATGAACGACCTTGATTCGTGGGTCTCTCAATCCCTGCGAACTGTTCCATCTCTTTTCCGACGGAACACGGTTCTTTTCCTCGACGATATAATTCGCCATACCGGACAGACCGTTTTCGTCCGTCTGCAATCGGCGAACCTCATTCCTGCTTGACTGTTTCCAACAGGATTCAACCGTCTCCATGTCTAACGCTCCATCCATGACAATGTGATGATGCCATCTGATTTCCGCATCCGGATTGTATGCGGTCACATAGACATATTTCGCATTCGGGAGACCTCTCTTTTTCCTCTGATAGTTGATGCGTCGGATGTACTTTTGCACATTCTTGATTGCTGCATCCACATCCCCGTCCGGCGGGAGATGCTCGTCATCATAGGTCAATGTCATCCAAATATCACGGTCACTGAAATTCTCATTGATTAGCCTCTCAACATATTTCCGTGCATTCTTATCATTCAGATTCTTTTGAGCCTTGTTGTTGTCTTTCTTGATTGTCCTCCCCTCCGGAGGTACTTCATCCATGCTCCGGAACTGCGGATATATCTCAATTTCAAACTGGTCTCCTGCTGTTATCTCTTTCAGTGCATATATAACTTTCTTTCGATGTTGGAACAGGTTCTCAATGAACCACTCATGCATGTCCTCCATCGCTTTGTTATATGCTGCCTCATAATCATACGGGATATATTGCATCCCTCTTTTTCTTGCCATCTGACACAATCCTCCTGTTATGTTTTCGTAGACTTGTTATTATCTATTACAAGGACGATAAAAGTTCCGAAAACCCTTGATTTTATAGACCTTTTCGGTCTCTTTTCAAGTTGCTTTTTTGTGTCAGATTTGCTATAATATTTCTAGTGAATTTCAAGTCTGACACGACTTGCACCGGACATCTGCTCGCAACGGATGTCCTTTTTCTTTACTCAAAATCATAGTCGAATATTCTCTCGTCTCCGGAGAGAACAATGTCTCCGTGTTTTATGTATGCCTTGCATTTGAAAAATGTCTCTGAATGGTCGTGTGATTCCTCAACCTCCTTTTCGTCAAGTTCCAACTCAATGACGCTCATTTGTCTCATTCCTCTAATCACAAGAAACTTGCAAGCGTCAATCGGGTCTTTGCACATATAGACAACGCCATCCCACGACTTTTTGAGAACGCCCTCGGCGTATATCTTCATCATTGTTTCTTTTGGTGCTGCATGATAAAATCTCATTTTCTCACTCCTTTGCTGTTGTCTTTTATACGGTCGCAACTGCAAGTTCTCTTTTCTTGTCGCATCTTCCTCCTCTGCTCTTATCACAAGGACGACCACTGCAATGGTTGTCCTTTTTCTTTGCTCTCATGCTCCTGCTATGTACTGCCCCGCCGTTATGACGGGGCGTTTTCATTAAACGGCTGCAACCGCCTCTTTCTGTTCCCATCTGCGACGCTCCTCTGCTTTTCCTGCTGCCTTACCCTCGGCATACGCAGACATCACCATAATGGTCATTGACTTTCCCTCAAGGTCGTCAATATTCATGAATTTTTCTGCCATGCTCTCAATCACTGCCTTTTTCTCGTTTCTCGTCATTTTTCAACACCTCCTCGGATTCGCTCAATCTCTTTTTCTATGTTCTTTCCGGAATAATCTGCAAGCAGTTTTTCCGAAATGTGATACGTCCAAATTGAGGACATCTGCACCGCCGTTCCTATCGGGAGTTTTCCCTGCTGCATTGCTACCCTCACGAATTGCGGTGATACATTGAGGATTGCTGCTGCCTCTGTCGGCAATATTCGTCCTATATCCATCCTGTTTCCTCCTGTTGGTGGTTCTCTCGGTCTTTTCATCCCGTCCACCTGCTTTCCGGCATTGTCTACCGTGTTGATGCTTTTCACATTAAAAATCATCGAAAACCTGTTGACCATCCACGCACTTTTTAGCAGGTGCGACCGCTGCCATGTTTCCCACGGTATCACTGCACGATGTCTTTCGGCTTGCCATCGTCAGAGTGTCGGTTGCCATCCGGACACTGACGGGGCGACTGCTGCCCCGTTTCGGCTTTAATAATTCAGTTCAATCGGTTTTTTCTTTTCGTCGATGCAATCCTCATAATCGAAATCAAACCATGTGTCTAAATCAAGATTGTGTCCGTCTTTTTCCAACTGCTCGAAATCTTTCTCCTCAAGTGGCTTGATGATGTATTTTCCTGTCTTGATGTCAATGTCTACTAACTCAACATATTCGATGTGGTAATAGCATCCGTTCGGTGTCTTTCTGTAACCGCTCCTATCTCTTACTACCATTCGTTTGATGTCTTTTTTTCTTTCCGGCTGCGGAATGCTCTTGAGCATTGTTCTGATACTCTTTACAAATTCCGCTTTTTCAAGGTTGCTACTCATATATAATGTTTCAATCGCTCTGTACTGTTCGTTTGTTACCTCTCTACCTGCAAGGTTTTCAAATTCAGATTTCATCATTGTTTTGTACCTCCTGTGTTCTTTGTAAGAACAGTATAATTCCTCAAAAGAACATTGTCAACACTTTTTTGTTCTTTGAAAGAACTTTTTTATTGATTTTTGTCTCTTTCGGTGTTATGCTTTAGAAAATAGAGGAGGTGATTTCACATGACACAAGGCGAACGAATCAGAGAAGTGCGAAAAACACTCGGTCTCACCCTTGAAAAATTCGGTGAGAAAATAGGAATGAAAAAGAACTCTGTCAGTCAAATTGAAAACGGAAAAAACTCCGTTACTGAACAGGTTATCAAATCAATCTGCCGTGAATTTAATGTTGATTATATATGGTTGACTACTGGTGACGGTGAGATGTTCGTTGATACCGACGACGATTTCATCGAAAGAATTGACCGCATCATGGTAGGTGAGGACGATGCCCGCAAGAATCTTTTCAAGGCATTACTTGAGGCAAGTGACGAGGACATCGCAGCATTTCAAAGAATCATAGATTTATTTGCATCAAAAAAAGACTGACAGTCTTTCAACTGCCAGTCTCATGGGTGTAGAGATACAACACGAATTTGTATATCCTCTTGAGGATGCGTTCGCTGTGTATCTTTCCGACTATTTCGACAATAGCCTCTTTGTAATTCAAGGGAGACACCACCCCCTTTCCGAATTGCATTGTATCATATATTTCCATGATTGTGGAAATATCGAGGTTGATTTCCATAATCATGGAAATCGTTCCTCCTGCTGCCGGAATCCCGCTGCATTATGGTACAATTATTTGTATTCGGATTCAAACAGGTCGGTGATGTTCACGCCTAATGCAATCGCTATCATTTCAAGTTGAAACAATGTCGGTGACACCTTACCATTTTCGATGTTGTTTATCGTAGATTTTCCGATTCCGGATTTCTTCGATAACTCCATCAATGTGAACCCTTTTGAGGTTCTCACTTCCCACACAAGGATTTTCATTCTGCTCACCTCCTCTCTTGAGGAAAGTTTACAGAATGTTGATTTTATAAAGAAACGGAGGTGTGTTCATGAAATACGGTGTCAGAAAGCCAAACATCAAGAAAAGCATCAAGGCAAGAACAACAGGAAAAGTCAAACGGCAGGTCAAAAAGGCAGTCAATCCCCTTTATGGTAAAAAGGGAATGGGAATCGTCAATGACCCGAAAAAGGCAGCATACAACGCAGTGTATAACAGAACTACCGTCGGCGTGTCCGACATCGCAAAAGGATTGACGGCTGCAAACGGAAATCCTGCTGCATCCAGTTCCACAAATGCACCGCAGAAAAAGGAATACTCTGCAAATACATACAGTGTTTGCGGAATCCTCATGATTGTTCTCGGTGCTGTCCTTGCACTTTTAGGATTGATTCTATTGCTTGCTGTTCCGGTTGCCGGAATAATTGCTATTGTGTTCGGTGTCGCATGTGTTGTCATCGGTCGCAAGTATAGAAAAGTCGCAAAAGAACGCCGTGCAAATGAATAATGCACAATAAAAAAGACGACCCACACTGCAATGTGAATCGCCTTTGTGAAACCTCCGTCTCATGCTCCTGCAAAAAGCACCGACAGAATGTTCCTGCAAACACCATTCTATCATAAAACCGTGCTTTTTGCATTGGTTTTATTTTTTATACTCTTTTTTAGGATGGTGATTTTTATGAAACTACCGAACGGATTCGGAACGGTTTACAAATTATCGGGAAATCGCCGGAATCCTTATGTTGCCAAAAAGACAAAAGGATGGGAAATTGACCCGAAAACAGGTAAATCAAAACAATTATATACGGTCGTTGGATATTACCCGACCCGTAAAGAGGCATTGACCGCACTTGCGGAGTTCAATGCAAATCCTTATGATGTGGATGCTGCAAAAGTCACATTCGAGGATGTATATGAGCGATGGTCTGATGAACATTTTCCGACCGTCAGTGATTCCAACGTCAAGGGTTATCGTGCAGCATGGGCGTTGTGTGATAAGCTTGCACGGATGCGGTTTGTCGATGTCAAACTCGACCACCTGCAAATGATTGTCGATGAATCCGGCAAAAATTATCCAACACTCCGGAAATTGAAAGTCCTGCTCGGTCTGATGTATAAATACGCCGTGATTCATGAGATTGTTCCAAAAGAACGGAATCTCGTTGAGTACCTCGACATCAAAAAGGCAGGAAACCCGAACGCATACAACCGGAAACCTTTTTCAAAGACAGAGGTCAAAAAGATATGGGATGTCAAGGATTCAAATATATATTATACTGTCATCCTCATGTTGATATATACCGGATGCAGAATCGGCGAACTCCTCGACCTCAAGAAAGAAAATGTGAACCTTGAGGAAAGATACTTCAAGATTGTCGCCTCGAAAACTGCTGCCGGAATCCGTACCGCTCCAATCTCTGAAAAGGTTCATCCGTTCTTTGAATACTGGTACAACCTCAATGATTGTGAATATCTCCTCTCTACTCCGGAGGGTGAACATTTCAAATACCGGAATTATTATGATTCGTACTGGTCGCCACTTATTGAGACCCTCGGAATGAAACACCGTCCTCACGATACCCGTCACACATGTATTTCCATGTTGACGGTTGCCGGAGTGTCAGACAAGGTCATCAAGAAAATTGTCGGTCATAAAGGGCAGGGCGTGACAGAGGTCGTATATACACATTTTGAAATCGAGGAACTGATTGACGCTATCAACAAAATATAGAGGTGTGCCATGAATAGAACTGAATACAAAAATAATTTCGGGCGTGAGCATTATGAGCGAATCAATCTCGCAGTACCCAAAGGGATGAAAGACATCATCAAGGCTCTTGCATCTGACAAGGGAATGTCGGTCAATGCATATATTCAAGACCTTGTGAGGAAAGACCAATGCGGATTATTTGATACAATGCAGATTGCAGAAAAGAACAGAGAAATGATTTCCGGAATCACCGGAAACATGCACGACGGATATGACATCATTTTCAAGGACGGTCATTCCTGCCATTGCAGGACGAAAAAGGATGTCCGGTCATGTATCATTGAATACTGCAACGAAAAGGGCGATTGATTCGTCCTTTTTTTATTGCAAAATGTGTCTTACATAAGACTTTCAATGTCTTACACAAGACAAGGTTTCCCGTGTTAGTTACCTGTTAGTTATTTGTTAGTTACCGCCATTTTTTCATATATTTTCATACTGTTTTGCAAGAAATCCAGACAGTAACAAAAATGCCGTAAACCCTTGAGTTTACGGCACTTTCAACGCTTTTACAATTTATATAATCAGAACTTGCCAGCCTTAGCAGCTTCCTCTACAGAAACAGCTACAGCAACTG